AGGTCTCTCCGAAGATGAGTTCCTCGATAAAATGGTGGAACTCTCTCAATGTTTTTATGAGACTGGGTATCCATCTCCAAATATTATTTCACACACTACTTACAATGGCGAAAGTGTACACATCCCCAACGGGGAACAACATTCAAACGACTCCGAAGAAAACTAGGCAAGGGAATGGTAAGAATACCAAATATTCCCCTACCGCCCGAAACTCGGCTCGTAAACCTTATAGAGGACAAGGCAAAAAATGATTAATCTACTAGCGGCGGCGAGTCTCGATCTCAATGAAGCATGGAACCTCTCATGGGGTGAAGGTATTCAGTTCATACTGGTACTTGCTTTTGTTTACTGGTTAAAGGTAAAAATTGATACACGAGCAGGTCTCGGAAGAAAGAAGTTAAAACAGTTAAAAGGTGTTATAATAGAGGCAATTAGGGAAGCCAACAATGAGTGATGAATTGACTCGTATTGCGAATGCACTTGAAAGGATTGCAGACTTTTATGAGAGAGGTTTGCATGTTGACATAGATCATGCACATATAGACGACATAGGTGAGATACATGGAGATGTAGTTACTCATCCTAAACAGTTCTAAATAACACACACTCGCTTTTTTAGTTATGTCAAAACAAGAAACGGTTAAGTACACCATTAGACAAGATGGTAATGTAACTGCAGAGATATCAGGTGTAACTGGTAATCAGTGTTTAGAGATAACTAAAGGAGTAGAAGAAGAACTGGGAACAGTATTAACCAGGGAATTTAGTCCTGCTTTTTATGAATCAGAACCAGTTGAGGAATTTGTACACGATTCGGAAGGATGTTAATGTCACACTTCAGTACTATAAAGACTAAGATAACGAAAAAACCCGCTTTGCTCGAAGCATTAGAGATCCTTCAGTACGATGTACAGGAGGATCATTTATTAATTAACCCTATTGACCATAATCATGAGAAAGTAAAGGTTGATGTTGCTATAGGGAATGATATAGGATTCCGTTGGAACGGAACAGAATATGAATTAGTAGCGGATTTACAAACATGGAAAGATCCAATCCCTCCAAAAAGGTTTATTGAGAAGGTTACACAGCAATATGCAAGGATGACCATTCATAATACTATAAAGGAAGATGGATGGCAGGTAGCAGAAGAGTGGGAAATGGATGATAATAGTATTGAATTGACTGTTACTCGTTGGCAATGATTGAAACTTTATTTTCAACACCACTTTATTATACAAAAGTAGATAGTTTCCATAGTATCCAAAAGGATATTGAAAAGGGGTTGGATAAACTTGAATTTAAATATAAAAAACATTGGGGTGAGACACATTTACTTGCTCCACAAAATTTTGATGAAAATGTTTTGGATATATGTGAATTAAATACTTTAAGCAATGAGATTGATAAACATGTATATCGTTATTTTGAAGAAATAGGAAGGTCTAATATACCATCAGAATATAAAATAGTTTCTTGGTTTACAAAATGTGGAAAAGGAAATTATGCTCACACACATACTCATGGTGCTGCAGATATTTCTGGGGTATATTATTATAAAACTAATAATAAAGACGGTAATATATTTTTTGAAACACCCAACCCTCACTTAAACACTTCTGAATATTTTACTCATCTAGGTACTGCTTGGGATCATATACCTGTTGAAGGTAAATTATTGATATTTCCTGGTTGGTTACAGCATGGAGTTAGGACTAATTGTACAGATAATACTAGAATAAGTCTATCGTTTAACATAACATTCCAAAAGGGAGTATAAATAACCCTGACATGTACTGTCATTATTGATGGCGATAACCAAATCTCGTGCATATAAGGATATAACTCTCAATTTTCAACCAAATCCCGTGACTGGTGATTTAGGAATGTTAAAAAATGAGAGGGCTATTCAGCGTTCAGTAAGAAATCTTGTTCAAACAGGAGTAAATGAGCGTCCTTATAGTGATTTGGGTTCAGATGTTACTGATAGTTTATTTGGATTTGTTGATGATGCTCAAGGAAGCGTCATTGCTAGGCAAATTGAGGATGTTTTAGCTGCGTGGGAACCCAGAATTGATAATATTAGGGTTGAAGCTGACCCAAGACCTGATAGAAATGCCTTTGAAGTACATATTTTTTATGATATTGTCGGCGAAGACTTCCAAACTCAATCTTATGCGTTCGTATTAGAGGCAACTAGGTAAAAAACATGCCCGTATCAAAGTTTACTAACCTTGATTTTGACCAAATTAAGGAACAAATTAAGGATTATTTAAGAGCAAACTCAGATTTTACTGATTTTGACTATGAAGGATCCAATATGTCGATTTTAATTGACATATTAGCGTATAATACTTATATTTCAGCGTTTAATAGTAATATGGTTGTGAATGAATCCTTCTTGGATTCAGCAACTTTAAGGGAAAATGTAGTTTCTCTTGCAAGAAATATCGGATATGTACCTAGATCTCGTAAATCTGCTAAAGCAATCATAAATTTTGACTTTAAATTTAACGGAAATAGCAATAGTGTCAAATTAGCAAAGGGTTTAGTCGTAGTTGGAGCAACAAATAACACTTCTTTTACATTTTCTATCCCAGAAGATGTAATTGTGTCTTCTCCTATTGATGTAGGAACAAATATTACCGTAAATCCACCAAGAACTGCTCAATTTAGAAATCTTAATGTATATCAAGGCACACTTTTAAGGAAATTATTCACAGTTAGTGGTAGTTTAGACCAAAGATTCATTTTAGAGAACTCTTTTGTTGATACAGATTCGATTAGAGTGTTTGTAAGGAAGTCTGGATCCAGTTCTGGACTAGAATATTCCAAAATTGACAATATAACAGCAATTAATGAAAAATCTAACATATATTTGATCCAAGAAGTCAAAGATGAGCAGTATGAATTGCTATTTGGTGATGGATTATTTGGTAAAAAGTTAGATAGTGGTGATATTATTGAAGTTAGTTATATTATTACTGATGGAAAGGCAGGAAATGATGGAAAAACATTCTCATTTAGTGGAAATGCGTTAGATGATGCAGGTGCTCCTATTTCTGCATCCCAAACAGTAGTAGTATCAACCGTTCAACCTGCGAGAGGTGGTGGAGAAATAGAAAGTGTTAAGTCTATTAAGTATATCGCTCCTAGGGTCTATTCCTCCCAGTACAGGGCGGTTACAGCGAAGGATTATGAAGCAATTGTACAGAGTATATTCCCTGATGCAGAGTCTGTATCTGTTATGGGTGGGGAAGAATTAGATCCACCTGAATTTGGTACTGTTGTATTGAGTGTAAAACCTAGAAATGCGACATATTTGTCCGATTTCTCTAAAGTGCAGATTTTGGATGGATTGAAGAAGTATTCAATGGCAGGAATTAACCAAAGAATAGTCGATCTTAAGATTCTTTATATTGAATTGGATGTTAATGCTTATTATAACGCTAATGTCTTTAGTGATATTGATGGATTGAAAGCACAAGTAACGGCTTCATTAAGTGCTTATGGAAAAAGTACTAATTTGAACGCATTTGGTGGTAGATTTAAGTATTCTGATGCTTTAAAAGTTATAGATGGTACAAATGAAGCTATTACATCAAATATTACCAAATTGACCATGAGAAGGGATTTAAAACCAATTTTTAATACCTTTGCTCAGTATGAATTATGTTTTGGTAACTCATTCCATGTAGTTGCTAGTGGTAAAAACATTAAAAGTAGTGGATTTAAGATTGATGGCAATCCAAATACATTATATTTCTCTGATCTTCCTCATGAAGATCTAAAAACAGGTGATATTGCTGTAATTCAAATAGTTAATATTGGTGGTGAAAATTCTCCTGTAGTTATTCCTTCTGCTGGAACAGTTGATTATGTTAAAGGTGAAATTATTATTAATACTATCAATATATCTGAAACTAATCTTGGATCTGGCATGATTGAGATTCAGGCATATCCAGAATCCAATGATATTATTGGATTGAAGGATTTATACCTTCAATTAGACATGTCAAATAGTAAGATAAATATCGTAAAAGACACTATATCTTCTGGACAACAAATATCTGGAATTGGATATAAGGTCACTTCTAGTTATTCAAACGGCACTATCACAAGATCTTAAAATCGGATGATTGAAACATATAGCCCCTTATCTACCAGAGTTAAGACTTATCAACTAGTTGCAGACCAAGCACCAGAGTTTGCAGTAGCTGAAAATCCTTTATTTGAAAAATTTCTAGAGCAATATTACATTTCTCAGGAATTTCAAGGTGGCCCTGTAGATCTTGCTGAAAATATTGACAAATATATTAGAATTGATAATTTAACAAAGGAAGTTATATCTGGATCCGTATCTTTAGCATCAAGTATTACATCAACTGATGATATAATCACTGTTTCTGATAATACTAAAGGATTTCCTAAAAAATATGGTATTATAAAAATTGATGATGAAATTATTACATATACAGGAATAACTACAAACAGTTTTACTGGATGTGTTAGAGGATTTAGTGGAATTACAACATATCACAAAGAAGGTGATCCAAAGAACCTAAATTGGGAGCAAACTACTGCTGCATCTCATAATAATAGTTCAAATGTTCAGAATTTAAGTGCTTTATTCTTAAAAGAGTTTTATGACAAGTTAAAATCATTGTATTCTCCTGGTTTCCAAGGAGTTCCACTAAGTCCTAATTTAGATGTTAATAATTTCATCAAAGAAGCAAGAAGTTTATATGAATCTAAGGGTACTGACGAATCTTTCAAGATTTTATTCAAAGCACTGTTTGGTT